AATGCTGTAGTTGGTTGGGGTCGTCCAGTTTATGCTGGTGAAGAAAATGCTCCACTACTAAATAAGTTAGCAACAACTCCAGCCGCAGCAACATCTCCAGATGCTGCTAAGAAAGCAGCAGCAACTAAGTCTTCTGGTGGTGGCAAAGGAAATCAGGTTAAATAATTGCCAGTATATGATTACACATGCACGGTGTGTTCAATATCTATTGAATTTAAAAGAGAATTTGGTGAAGATAGAGAACCATCGTGCTGTAATCAAACAATGACAAGACAATGGTCTGCCCCTACCGCTATATTTAACGGTACTGGATTTTACTCAACCGACAATAGAAAGTAGCAGTATAATATGAATATGACAATTACAGAAGAATTTGTTGAAAAAGAATGGCTATTAAAAGCAACAGATCGTTGTGATTCTTGTCTTTCAGAAGCACTTGTTAAAGTAACTGGAATATCTGGAGACTTAATGTTTTGTGGACATCACTATAATAAAATTATGAATGATGCGGGTGGATATAAAAAGATGATGTCATTTGCAATTACCGTTGTAGATGAACGAGAAAAATTAGTTTAGGGGTAAAAATGATTATTCAGATTATGGGGCTACCTGGTTCTGGCAAAACAGAATTAGCAAAAGCACTAAAGGAACGTATTAATGCCATTCATCTTAATGCAGATGAGGTTCGTGCAACCATTAACTCTGATTTAGGGTTTGCCATAGAAGACAGAGTTGAACATGCTCGTCGTATAGGTGAAATAGCAAGACTTATATCCAAGCAGGGCGTTGCTCCAGTTATCGTTGACTTTGTATGTCCCACAGATCTAACTCGTGTAGCATTTGGTAAGCCAGATATTCTGGTATTCATGGACACTATTGCAGAGGGTCGCTTTGAAGACACTAACAAAATGTTTGAACGACCAACAGAGTTTGATGTATCTTTTATTAGCCATGGTCAAGATTGTGAATCAAAGTCATCTTACATTATTAATAAGTTTGGCCTACATGATTGGTCAGCACCCACAACGCTTATGCTGGGTAGGTATCAGCCTTGGCACGAAGGCCACCACGCCCTTTACAAGGAGGCAGGCAAGAGAACTGACCAAGTACTTCTTGGAGTCCGTAATACCTACAACACAAGCGAAAAAGATCCACTAAAGTTTGATCAGGTAAAAGAATATATTGCCAAGGATGATTTTATGGACGGGGCATTAGTACTAAGACTACCTAACATTACTAACATTGTTTATGGTCGTGATGTTGGATACAAGATTGAACAAGTAGATTTGGGGGCAGACATTCATGCTATTTCGGCTACGCAAAAACGCAAGGAGATGGGTCTGTGAATGTAACTAAACAAAGATCAGCATTAAAAGCAATTACATGGCGTATAATTGGAACAGCAGATACCTTTGTTATTTCATTGGTCATAACCAAAGAGCCAGTTACAGCAGGAGCAATCGCAAGTTTTGAGGTAGTTACAAAAACAATTCTTTATTACTTTCATGAGCGTGGCTGGAATAAAGTTAAATGGGGGAGAAAATAATGTATGAATACTATGTAAGAAAAGTAGAGAATGTAGTAGATGGAGATACCATTGACGTTCTTATTGATTTAGGGTTTGATATCCTATTTGCATCTCGTGTTAGACTTGCTGGTATTGATACACCTGAGTCTCGCACAAAGGATCTTGCTGAAAAGGCTCTTGGTCTTGAAGCCAAAGAGTACCTAAAGAAATCTCTAAAGGACGCTAAGTCTGTTGTGATCAAGACCGAGAAGATGGATTCATCTGAAAAGTATGGTCGTATTTTAGGCTGGGTATATGTAGATGGTAACACAGTATCTCTTAATGACATGATGATCAATGATGGTTATGCATGGGGATACCTTGGAGATGCCAAAGTAAAAGACTTTACGGCGCTTGCAAAGGCTAGAAAGAAGTCTGGAAAGTAAGTATGGATGAGTTTGATATTGTAGATAAACTAATCTTAAATGGTGGTTTGGAATTTGCAGGAAAAGATTCTGAGACTGGTGAGCCATTATACAAGCCTACAGAAAGGCTTAGAGAGATAGATTCTAGGCTTAGCGATGACATGTCTACATATTTTTCAGAAGTAACTTTAAAACTTTGGGAAAAAGGTTTTCTTGACATGGATGTAACAGACAGAGACCCTTTAGTAAAATTAGGTCCAAAGTCTTTTAATTCTGTGGCTATAAAATCTCTGCCAAGCGATGAAAGAATCGTTGTAGAACAGATAGTCAAGGCTCTTTTCAATAAAAACTGATATACTTGGTGTCTGGGAGTATTAATGAATAATTTATATGGTGCTATCGGTACAACAGTAATACTTGTGCTTCTTTTTTACGTTTATGTTTTAATAAATAGAGAAAAAAGTAATAAGCCTATTATTGTTAGCCAATCAATGCTTCAGTATCGTTATAGTAACAGAAACAAAAAATCAAGGAAATTAAAGACTGGATCACAATCAAGGATGCATTACGATAAAACTAACATAAAAGTTATTATTTTAGACAATAATGCTTATTGGATTAAAGATAATATATTTTATAAGGCACCACTTGTAAATGAACTTATTGACAAAGACTCCGCAGAGCAAGTTGACACGATACACATGGATAAGGTACAATTAGATAAGATGCTGTTTATAATGGATAAACTAAGAGAAGGAATGACAGATGATAGTCGGAGTGCAGGGGACCAATAGTTTTACAGACTATAACGTTTTTCTTAGAGCCATGGCTGTTGCTCTTTCAGAATTAAAAGATGAAGATAAAGATTTTATATTGTATTCTGATGGTCCAAGCAATATTATTATGATGGCAATGGAATTTACAAACCTGTCAGAACATGGTATGAAGTTAAGAGGCAAGAAAATAAAATTAATTAAAGTTCCTTCAGAATGGTTAAAAGAAAACTCAAGTTTAATTGATCATTTTATTTTCTTATCAAAACCAAAAGAGCCAGTTTCTTGGTTTATAAACAATGCAAAAAATAAAAATCTAAATGTCAATGTATATAACTTTTAAGGAAAACATGAAAATTAAAGCATTACTTCTATCATTTTTTTTACTATTTCAGTTAGCCCCAAGTTCTTTTGCAATATACGGAGGAGAGTCTGCCGAGGGTAGTGTAAAAGTTCTTGGATTTTTAAGTAATAAAGATACTACCACTACAATTTGTTCTGGGGCATTAATTTCAAGTCGCGTTGCAGTATCTGTTGCACATTGCTTTTTGAATATGCCAGACGCATGGGCTCTAGTTCCTGGAGAAAACGCAACTAATAAATCTAAAGTTTTTAAAGTTGCCAAAGTAATATTTATTCCAGGATATAAATGGTCTTGGAATCCAGAAATAGAGGATTTAAGTGGATTAAAAGATGACTTTGTTTTTGTTATGTTTGACGAAGATGTTGTTTTAAACTATCATGTAGAAATTGCCAGTAAAGAAGATGTTGAAAATATTAAAACAAATAAATCTTCATTAGTTCTTTACGGTTATGGAAAATCAAGTTATAATGGAAAAACTGGCAATCCTAAAAAAATAAACAGTTTGGCAAGATTTAAAACAATTAATGGTTCTGAGCAATGGTCAAGTTATCCAACTGAGGACAAAATACTTTCCTTTACTGAGGATTTAAAAAATGCTCCTTGTTCTGGTGACTCGGGAGGACCAGTATACAGTGGAGAAAAGATTGTTAGTGTGATGAATACAGGAAATGGCTGTGGTCTTACAGAGGTAGGTAATGGAGGGATGTCTACGTTAATATATCAATATATGTATTTAATCCCAAATATAGATAAAACTTTACCAACACCTACTGTTAAGCCAACATTTGTACCTACACAAGAACCTATACCCGTGCCAGAGATCGCCAGCGTAGAGGTTTTGATTGTCAGTGTCGATACAAAAATAAAAAAAGAAATATCAATAACTTGTTATAAAAATAAGTTAACAAAAAAGGTAACAGGATTTAGTCCAAAGTGCCCTAAAGGATGGATAAAAAAATGAAAACAATTAAATCACTTGATCAAATAGAAAAAATAGTTTTAAGTAATAAATCTTTGTTTTGGGATGGTTGGGATATAATTGAAATAATTAAATCAGATACGGCTTGGTCATCAAAGTTTGGATTTTTTAAAAACAATTCTTGGCACATAAAAAAAGTCTTTAGTCCTTCTCGTGAGGGCTGGAAAATTCCAGACAAGTATGTGGTATAAATGGCAAAAGATCAATGGAAAGATGATGCTTTGTGTTTACACTATGACACAAATTTATTTTTTGAAAAATACGAAGAAAATGAAACACTTCGTCCAGCAATAGATAAGTTATGTTCTGAGTGTCCAGTTTTAAAAATGTGTTTTGCTGTTGGAGTTTCTCAAAAAGAATGGGGAATCTGGGGTGGAGTATACCTAGAAAATGGACAACTATCTAAAGAGTTTTCAAGTCATAAAAACAAATCAGACTGGGCTCAAACTTGGCAGTCTTTAACAATGGAGTAATATGTACACAGATTCAATGAAGAGAGCATTTAGGTCGCTCAATGCTCCTAAAAATTTTTCTTTACAGATCATAGATAATGATAATTTCTTAACTGTAAAGGCTAGAGAAAAAGATTTTATGTCTTTGGAAACGGTAGAAATGAAAAGAGAAGCAATAGAGTACATGATTCGTGTAAAGAAAGCATTAGAAGATAATGGTGCAATTGTATTGCTTGTTAGAGAAGGTGGTAAAGAGTTATGATTGAGTCAATTTTAGTCGGAGCCTTTGTTTTTTTAACTTTATTGTTTTTGTCATTATACCTGTTACAAATTAAAAAGAATCGTGCAATTCTTGCAAATACTTTAAAACTTTTAATAATGCAAGAATCTTTAAGCAGCGAAAATAAAACAGACAAAGAGCAAGCAGATGAAGCATTTTTAAAATTTATTTCAGATTCTAGAGACTGGGCTTATGAATATATAGAGAATGTTCAAGCATCATTAACTAAATTTGTTTCTGATGCTGGTCCTGCTATAGAATATTGGGACGACTATCATGCCGTTATGCCTACACCCCTAGATCAGGGAATGAAAAAAATATCTATAGCATATAAGGAACTTCTTGATTTGCTTCCAGAAGACTATGGTAGAATTAATACATGAGCGATTTATCAAATGAGCAAATTTCAGAAATGATACTTTTTACATACGAACAAAAGGTTAGAGAAAAAATTAGTGAAAACTTATCAAAACTGCTGGAGCCTTTAGCAAATGGTCATGCACACTTTGATAAAAAATTATTAGATTTAATTTTACAAATAGTAAAGGAGTCTTAACTATGGAATGGAATGAAATAGGGCCAGGAATTGTCTTAATAAATAATATTGGCAATGGTAAAAAATATATAGAGAATATAGAACAGCATGTCTCTAATGGCAATCTTTTGTGGGTGTCAGATACAAATAAAAAAATAGATGAAGATGTAAACAAAAAAGCAATGAGCACAATGTATATTGACAATGTTCGTAGGCGTGGGTTGTCTGATCCATTAAATCCAACAACAAAAGAAATTATTCACGAGCAAATTTTTGATAGATTTGATAGAGATTTTAAATCAGCATATGAAAAATATACACAAGACTTTCGTGTACCAGTTACACAAAAAGAAGATTATGAAATATTAAAATATAATGAAAGCAATTTTTTTATAGATCACGTAGATGACGGACTATTTATGACAAGAAAAGTTTCTATAGTTTATTATTTTAACGATGACTATGAAGGTGGAGAAATAGTTTTTCCACGATTTAATGTTGAGGTTAAGCCAAAAGCAAATCAGTTGGCCTTGTTCCCAGCAAACTATATGTATAACCATAATGTAAAAGAGATAACAAAAGGGACCAGGTATTCTATGGTCAATTGGTTAAAATAATGAAAGATGTTTTCTTATCAACACTAACAGGTTTTGGATGTGGCGTAGTTTTTGCTGCATTCAAATTGCCAGTACCAGCACCACCAGTTTTTGCGGGAGTCGCAGGAATTATTGGTTTATGGATTGGTTTTACAGCACTAACAAAAATAATATCCTAGGAGGAAAATTATGAATACAACACAACTAAAGGCAATGCTTGCATCATACGGACGATCAGTCCTTGGTGCTGCTATTGCTCTGTACGCTTCTGGCGTAACAGATCCAAAGACACTTGCCTACTCATTGCTTGGAGCCATCGTGCCCGTTGCAATTAGAGCAGTCAACCCTAACGATTCAGCATTTGGCAAGTTGCCATCTGCAGAAGAAGTAGATAAGGCAGTTAAGACTGCTAAGGTAGTAAAGAAGGCTGCTAAGAAGGCTCCTGTAAAGAAGTCATCTGGCGGAGGAAAGACTAACAAAGTAAACTAATTTTACTATAGATTAGCAGGTCTGTTTATTTAACAGGCCTGCTTTTTTATTTTATAATTTTTACACTAATTAAATTTATTAAAATAAAGTTACAAACTCTGGCTTAGATGGAAAAGTTTTTAATGTTGATCTTCGTAACTTTGATTCTTCATCGTGTCCAAAGAATAAAAATGAAACAATTGTCCATCTTGGACTACCACTCTTTATCTCATGTATTTGATGTTCATAAGAATATGCTGAAGGAAAAACAAATAAATCTCCTGCTTTTGGTTTAATGGTAATACCAAAATGTATAAACTCTAACTCCCCACCTTCATAGTCATCATTTGGATAATAAACTAATGAGATTGTTCTTGGTGTTGCATAGGTATCATCGCTATGTGCACCAAAAAATTCACCATTTGAAAATCTAGAAATTCTTAGGCTTTCTCTACTTTTTGGATCTAAATTCCAGTGATAACAGTATGAATCAATTATTCCACGAAATGCTTCATTCGCTTCTGGATGCTCCCAAAGCCAGCAAGTATCGGACTGCTTTCCATTTTCTCTTGTATATTCTTTATCATCAAAAAAATCTTCACGGACCCATTTTCTTGCACCATTTTTACCGTCTCTGTCTAACCAAAAATCTTTATTTAAAAGTTCATTCATTGTATCCATTGAGTTAGGCCATACATTTTTATATATATGCATTCCTGGAATTGGTGACTCAAAGTCATACTTGTTTCCATTTGAATCTTGAGTAAATCCTTCAGCAGCATTCTTTAATCGATTTTGATCCACAACATCTCCTTAGACTATTTTACAAGTATACCATATGATGCTATAATAGAGTATTCCGTCATGATACATGCAGTTGCTTCTAGCAACCTTATTGCTGAGTACGGATGCTCTACGAGGGTCGGTAGGCCTTTGCCGTGACCGATAGACCTGAGCAAGTCTTTAAACTGCTCATTTGTCATGCTACAATTTAATTGTCCCACACAGGACCTTAGTGATGGATTAGTTACCCATTGGATAAAGACCGTGGCGCAAGTCAGGTGAATTGCCTGTGTGGGGCCTTAATATTTTCACGGTATAATGATAACAATGACTGACAAAGAATTGGAAAGTTATAACAAGCAGCAGTATAAAAAGATGCTTGCTAAGATAAAAGAAGATTCTGGCTGTGTAGACTGTGGTGTTGGTAACCATATAATCCTAGACTTTGATCATATAAGAGACAAGAAATATAATGTATCCAGAATGATCCATGATGGTTTTTCATGGAGGGCTATTAAGAAAGAGATAGAAAAGTGTGATGTGGTTTGCGCCAATTGCCACAGGGTAAGGACTTACAACAGGCTTAACGGCATGGTATAATTATTATATGTTAAAAGAAGGCGACTTTGTTATGGGATCAACCTCTGAGGGGGTTATGCATGGCGTTATAGAGCACATCATGACTGAGGGTGGGATACTTGGTACACCTGGATCAGAATATGCTTTGGTTTCAATGCCACCAGAAAACCCAGCAATGTCAGTTAGAATACACAAAGAAGAAAACGGTACATGGAAGCCAACAGCATACAGTATTGGCATGATGTATAAGGATGCTGAAAAAGCAGATATGGATAATCACACAATGGATTCAGAGGTTGCTATGGCAATGTACGATTCACAAATGGGCAAGTCTTATCATGAAGACGAAGAAGATAAACTTAAGAAAGAATATGAAGGCTGTGGCTGTCCAATGTGTAAGGAACTAAATGTAACTTGTGAAGAATGCCCAATGTGTCAGGCTGGAGAAATGAAGTCAGACTGTTGCGGTAATGTAAATAAGCAAGCACCTTGCTGGGATGGTTATGTACAGCGTGGCATGAAGCCAGGAGCAGATGGTAAGCCAGTACCAAACTGCATACCCGTTGCTAAGTCAGATAGTTGGATTGATTCCCCATTTAAGTTGGTAAAGTAATGCCAAAGAAAAAAGCAGCAGCGTTTAATCCTGTTCAGATCAAAGACGGTTGGATTGTTAGATTATATAAAGATGGTCGTATTAAGTCTAAGATTGCACCATACGAAGTAAAGCATCCTAAAAAGTAAAACATAACTAATTTTTTATTTTTTCATAAAATCAAACAAAGCCCACTGTGAGGCAGTATATCTAAATGTATCTCCTTCTATTGCAGTAACTCCGTGAGGATAATGCAAACTTCCAGGGAATGTGATAAGGTCGCCAGCCTTGGGCTTAATCCAATAGTCTTGACTTGGAAAGTAAAGTTCTCCACGATCATAATCATCATTAAGATAAACTAATATTGAAAGGTGACCACTCCACAAATTGGGAAATGTTGCAAGTTGTTCTTCTTGAGACATACCTTCATCTCGCGCTGGATCATTATTCTCATAATGAATATCTAATATATCTGTGTGTGGATCTAAATAAGAACCCTCTGGATGAACCATAAGCATACAAAAAGCATGTCTAGTTAGTTCTTCGTTCCATGCCTTTTCAGCAGCATTAATCATTTTTCTTCCAAGTTCATCAACATATGCTTTGTATTCTTCCTGGTACTCATTTTGATGAAAGTCTGGTGCTATATGAACTGGATAACAGTGATCTCTATCTTTTAAAACAGAAAACTTTTGAATTAAATCAATTGCTTGAATACATTCATCCTTGTTAAAAAAGTTTTCAACAATACGTATATTATTAATTTTAGTCCCGTACTTTTTAGTAAAATTATCTTCTACAAGGTATTGATCATGTTCTTGAAAAAAATATGGACATGATTGATCTTTGTATACTGAGTCTGGAAATAAAGACCTAACATTTTTAAATTTATAATCCATATAGATAATTATATCATAGTCTGGTATACTTAATATATGACAATTTGGACAGGAATTTCACAAAAACAGTTAAATGGGGCAAAAATATATTCTAACCGTTGGGACTGGGTATCTTCTTTATCAAAAGGACTAGATATTATTGAAGTTGGTGTTGGTTCTGGTGATTATTCCTATCATATGATGCAAGAGATAAAGCCAAATAGCCTTACTTTAATAGATCAATATGGACAAGACGATCCAGAACTTGCAAGACCTGGTAAAACAAGAAGATACTATAGCATTGAACACTATGATTTTATAAAAAATAGATTTAATTCCTATGCAAATGTAAGATTAATTAAAAATAATTCTGCTGCTGCTCTTACAAAACTAATAGAAGATGGTGAAAAATTTGATATGATCTATATTGATGCGTCACATCTTTATGATGATGTATCAAAAGATATTTTATATGCAAGCCAACTTCTTAGAGATAACGGTATACTTGCTATTAATGATTATGTGGCATATGTTGAGGGTAAAGAGTATGGTGTAATAAAAGCAACAAATGAATTTTTGGCAAGATTTAAAGAATGGAATGTAATTGGAATGGCATTAGAAGAAAATATGATGGCTGATATTTATTTGTCTAAGTATCCCTGGTAGGATTCGAACCTACGACCTACACCTTAGAAGGGTGTCACTCTTCCACTGAGTTACAGAGATGTGGCTGGGGATGCAGGCATCGATCCTGCGACATCCGAATTAACAGTTCGGCACTCTACCATCTGAGTTAATCCCCACTAGTACACCAGGTAGGACTTGAACCTACGATAGCCGAATTATGAGTTCGGTGCCTTAACCAACTTGGCTACTGGTGCTAGGCTTATAATACCAGTATACCAATATTCAGGATATAAGTCAAATATGTCCTAATTATAAATACGCCAAAGTGGTCCTTTATCAGAATCTATAACTATAGTTATTTGACTTTCATCTCTTGGGGTTTCTTCAAAATAATTTTTTAAATATTCAAGTGTTCCACGAATAACTTTTTCATTTTTTGTTGTTAAGTTATAACATAAAACCGCTTGTCTGTCTTTACCCATAATTCTTTCTGCTTTTTCTAAAAACTTTGGGATCTCATCATGAAATATTGGTGGTCCAAATCCATTTGGATTTCTTCTAAGATTTCTTAAAACAATCACAAGTGGAACATGTAATGATTTTCTTGTAAAAATAAACGTTTCTATTTCTTCTTCTTCATAAGGTAGGAATGCGTCAAATAGGAAGTTGTGCATACAACCAGCAACAGAAACTGCTGCAATTACTACTGATGGCCCTGGTGTTGCAGTAATTTCAATGCCACGCTTAATTGCAGCCCTTACAATAAATTCTCCAGGGTCGGCAATTCCAGGCATTCCCTCATCAGAAACAATGTATACATCTTCTCCATTTTCTAGAAGTTCCATTATCTTATTTGAGTTCTCTAATTCATAAGCAAAACCTGGTTCACCACCATCAGAGTCATACTCTATTGATATCATGTTTGCATTTGGTCTTTGAATACCAAGACTTGGCCATATATGCTCAAAGGCTTCTTCTCTTTCAATAACAATGTTTTTTGCAGTAGTTATATACTCTTTTGCTCTTGGTGCTAGGTCTCCATAGTTTCCAATAGGAAGACCAACCAAATATATTTTTCCTTTGCTCATTAGTACACATATTTTCTAGGTTTTTTTAGTTCTTTAGTAATTTTCTTGATACGATACCATCTTATAATCTTTTTAATCATTGATCCAACCTCTTTCTGTTAGTTCTTTCCAAAATCCATTATACCAGATTTTGTGGTTTAAAAATCCAGGATGCCCATCCCTTGCATGAATGTAATTGTCTTTGCATTTGCCGTCTGGACAATGACTCATAATTAAATCATCTGATAGTACTGGCTCTATGGCTGTATAAGTGTCATTAAAAAATCCTAGGTCAATAATGTTTTGGTTTTCCCAGAAATCCCATGTTGACCATAGGACTTTTGTTCCAAGACTTTCGCAATACCTAATAAACAAATTCCATGCAACAGCCCAATTTAAAAAGTTTTCTTTGTGTAATTTTATTAATTTTTGATCATTCATAGTTTCTTTTGAAACTGGGTCTGTCTGTGAATATGACCATCGATCAAAATCATTATCCCACTCATAGCCTCTAAGTATATTGGGATGAAGAACAACAAGAATGTCTGGTGCACCAAAGTTATTAACATAATACTCAAAGTTACTAATTATATTATGCCAACCACACCCACCCTTACCAAGATTAAAATAACCAGAAGTTTTTATTTTTTCAGAAATTTTACTGTGCAGCATGTGTGACCATGTCTGATTTATGTTTAATCCAACACCTTCTGTATTGGAACAACCACTAAAAACAACATGTAACCCATCATAATCCTTTTTAAAGTGGTCTGATCTAAAAAAATCTGAGTTGTACTTGTATTCAACAGTTAAGTGCTTTTTATCTTCGTGTACTGTTTCAGTTGGAATATTGTCAATAATGTGATAGCCATCTTTTTCGTAGTATTCATACTTTTTATCTGTATTGAAGCCATCTCTTATAGACTGAACAACTCTTTCTGACCCCTCATCTTTGCCAAAATTAGCCCACATTCTTTCAAAAGAGTTTAAATTTAAACTTTCAATTGCTTTATTAAAATTTGGAATTAATTTCTCCTCTGATTTTTTTTTCAAAATTCACCATCCTTTTTTAATTTATCTAAAAAGTTTTTTGACCATAAATAGTTTATGAGTGGGCCTGGATGGTTGTCTCTTGCATATATTTCTTTTTTTGTAAGAGATTTTGCTTCAAGCATTTGACTAATAATCATTGGGTCATTGTCCACATCAATTGGCACAAAAGATTCCAGGGAAAGCAAAGATAATTCAATATGACTTCTATCAGTTATGTCCCAAGAAGACCAAAAAAGTTTTATTTTATTAGTTTTACAATAATTTATAAAAGATTGCCAAGTTTTAGCCCATATAGGAAATACAGAAATATAGTCATCAATCTCAAATATTGGAGGTTCTTCTGCTGTGGTAGCCTCTGATTGTGGATAAGAAATATACACCCAAGAATTTTCTTTTTCTAAATATTTGTATCGTCTTTGTATGTTTGGCAGCAATACAAACAAATAATCTGGATTGCCATATTTTTCTACATATGTTAAAAAATTTCCTATTATTTGATGATAGCCAGTATTAGATTGACCAAGGTTATAATATCCATCTACCTTTTTTGTTTTTGATAATTCATTATATATGTTGTATGCCCAAGTTTGTTCTTTTTTAATTCCCACCCCTTCAGTTGATGAACATCCAGAAAAAACAATGTGAAGTCCATCATGGTCTTTTTTAAAATGATCAGACCTAAAAAGATCTGAGTTAAACTTATACTCCAGATCCCAACTTTCTCTGCCAGGATTTATGTGTTCATGCCTTACTTTTTTTACAATATGATAGCCATCCTTATTTTCATATTCAAAAGTTTTATCTGTCTCTTTTAGCATTTTAATATATCCTTCTTTGTTTAATGATTCACCACTTGGTGGTACACTAAACTCACCTATGCCTAGTAGTTCTTTAATATTTTCTATCTTACCAATGTCATACTTCATCTAAAAGGTCCATCTTTATCATTTTTCTTTTTTCAATCTCTTCTTTAAACATATGAAACCAATGATATTGCTGAATATACCCATCGTGTCCATCTCTGGCATTGCCAGCATCATCTCTTTCCATTAACGGATAGTAATCATAATCTTTTATTATTTCATTTGAAAGCATTGAGATTGGAAAAAA